GAAAAGTATAAATGCTATCTAGCAATTAGAAAGCTGACACCTAAAGAGTGCTTTAGGCTACAAGGTTGGACGGATGATTATTTTGAAAAAGCAGAATTTGTAAATAGCAACAGTCAACTATACAAGCAAGCTGGAAATGGTGTAACAGTAAATGTTGTTGAAGCAATAGGGAGAAAAATAACGGAGAACGAACATGATAATTAAATTAGTAGGCATGATATACGGAAGACACAGCACTATATACAGAAGAATGATAGAAAGAAAATCTAATGAGCATCAAACAACTTAACATCTATGGTGCAGATAAAGTGCAAACTGCCATTGATAGGCTGCGTGCCTTTGAGCCAAAAGAGGGATATTACCTATGTTTTAGCGGTGGAAAAGATAGCAGCGTAATCAAGCAACTAGCCGATATGGCAGGAGTTGCCTATGATGCGCACTACAACTGCACAGGAATAGATCCACCAGAGGCAGTGAGGTTCATCAGAAAACAGCATCCAGATGTGAAATTCGAATTCTCATATGATAAAGATGGGAAGCGAATCACAATGTGGAATCTAATTCCCAGGAAGAAAATGCCACCAACAAGGCTTGTGAGATATTGCTGTCAAGAGCTAAAGGAAGTTGGCGGAATAGGTCGTTTCATAATTACGGGGGTTAGATGGGCAGAAAGCGCCAAGAGAAAAAACAAACGCAATCTTGCCGAAGAACACATGAAATCAGGCAAGAGGCGAATGTCGACAGATAATATCGCAGACGCACCGATGTTCAAGTTTTGCTACGAATACCATAAGAAGATTCTTAATCCGATTATAGATTGGACAGATGAAGAAGTGTGGGAATTCATCAGAGAGTACGATGTGCCATACTGCGAGCTCTACGATAAGGGGTTCAAACGAATTGGCTGTATAGGTTGTCCCATGTCAACAAGAGCAAAGCAAGAACTTGAAGCATATCCGAAGATAAAAAGCTTATATCTAAAAGCATTTGAAGAAATGATAAAAGCAAGGCGGGAAGCAAAGCTAAAAACCGATTGGGAGACAGCAGAAGAAGTTATGAAGTGGTGGTTAGGCAATGATTAAGTCTAAAGAAAATGCAGCCATGTACACCGAGGAACAAAGAGTGGGAGTGTGTAAGTGGTGTAGAGAGAATAACCACAATAAATGTAAAGAGTGCGCAATACCAACAACGCCAGCATATGAAGGAGAACAAGCATGAATAGTGTCATATTAATTGGCAGATTAACAAGAGATCCCGAACTAGTATATACACCGGGAAATCAAACAGCGGTAACACATTTTAGTATCGCGGTAGATAGACCAACAGCACAAGGGAAAGAGAGGCAAGCTGATTTTATTCGAATAACAACATTCGGAAAGCAAGCAGAAAACTGTGATAGATATCTGCACAAGGGAAAGCAAGTAGCTGTGAATGGTCGAATTCAAACAGGCAGCTACAAGAACAAAGACGGACAGACAGTATATACAACAGATGTAATTGCAAACAATGTTGAGTTCCTGGGCAGTAGCCAGCAAGGCGCTCCAAGGCAGCCAGATGAAGCATATACAGATACAGCACCACAGTTCGGTGAAGAGCTGCCAGATGCATTTGAGGCAACTGAAGAGGATATACCATTTTAAGGAGAATTTAAATGGCTGAAAAATACAGAACATGTGAAGTTGGTGGCAGAATAGGTTATTTCCACAGATGGGAAGAAATATACGATGTAATACCACCATCGCCAATGATTGGTGGGCATCAAGGCGGACAAGTAAGCAGAGTATATGGAATAGTAGAATTCGCAGATGGTGTGAAAGAAGTTTCACCATCCGATATAAAATTCAGAGATCATACAAATTATGAATTACAGGCTTGTCAGAAGAAACTGGAAGAGTTAAAGAAAGAGGAAAAATAAAATGACACTTGAAGAGGCTATAAAGCACGCAGAAGAAGTTGCAGCGACAAGCTGTGATGGATGCAGAGAAGAGCATGAGCAACTAGCTGCATGGCTTAAGGAATTAAAAGAAATTAAGGAAAGTTCAGTCATACTTCCCAACAGTGGCAATCCATGGAGAATAGCACAGTTGATTATAAATGCAAAGTGCAAAATTCGAAATACTTGTTATATTGCATCGTATAGGACAATGATAATAAATACATTTGACAGAAGCGAGATTAAAGCTTTAGGAAAACACCTGTTAAATTATGCAGAGACAGAAGAAGAACTAGAGCAAGCAGAAAAGCTATAAATAAAGAGGATAAAAGATGAATCGGGAAGAAGTTTTTGAAAATATAAAAGCTCTTGCAAGTAAAGAAAGGGTCGAACGAAGAAAAGAAAACGAAGAGATTTTAAGAGAGCTTAAAGAAATTAAAGAACTTTTAAAAGAAAAAAACAACAGTAACAACAGAGTGATAACAAGATGGAAAGTGAGAGTCGCATTTCTTGATATGGATAATCGAATTTATCTTCAAGAAGAAAAAAACGTAATCGCAAAAACAAAGAGTGAGGCTGTTGAAAAAGCGAAGGAAAGATGCGAAAAGTGGAGCTGGAGGAAAGAAGCAACGATTATCACAGCAGAAGACATAATCATCAATGAAAGCGAGAAACCAAATGGCAATAATTAAGAAAACTGTATCATTAGAGAATACATATATTGAGCTAGTTAATGGAAAAAATTTAAATAAGCTTGCGCCATATATCATGCAAATCGAAACAGAAAAACAGTATAGCAATAGCTCTTATGGAGTGTATATATGCGAACTCACTGAAGAAGGGCACAGGCTGATAAATAAAGATATGAAACTGTAGCAACAACTTAATAAGGATAAAGAGCACACAAAATCAAGCTACAGTTCATATAGATCCGCAGATGGCTAAATGCCATCTGCAATTTAAACAAAACATACATTATATATAGAAGAAAAAAGAGGCGGTGAGAAACCGCCTTGAAGGTTCATCAGAGTATTAACAGTAGGGCTATTAAGAGGAATAAAAAATGCTAGAAAGAGTTATCAGAGAAACATGCATCGCTGGAGCAGTAATTGATAGATGTATCAAAGCTAGCTTTCCGCACAAGGGAAAAAGAAAAAGAAAAGAGAAAGCGACATCTGATGCAGTAAAAAAGAATAATGATATGCTGGCAACTAAAATGCTCACAAGATTGTTGAACCTAAACTTTTTTCCGGGAGACTATCACACCACATTAACTTATGCAGAAATTGTGACAGTTGAAGAGGCTAATCGCCAGCTTGACAATTGGATTAAGCGAATGAGAAGGGAGTATAAAAAACTAGATAAAGAATTCTGTTACATCGCAGTAACAGAATATAAGAATCACAGAGTGCACCACCATGTTGTGATGAACTATATCGACAGCAGAATAATTGATAAGCAATGGAAGTGCGGACACATCTGGCTATCAACATTGGATAAGTCGCGCAACTATAGAAAGCTTGCAGAATATCTAATTAAAGAAACGCAGAAAACATTTAGAGATCCTGGCAATTCGACAAAGAGGAGATGGAAACCAAGTCGCAATCTGAAAAGACCTGTAGTCAAGAGAGAATGGGTATCAATATCACAACTCTTTCAGAACCTTGACGAGCTGAAACCGATTAAAGGCTATGAGATTGATAAAGAATCAGTGCGCAAATATACCAATCCTGTAACAGGACTTGAGCATATTGAATATCAAATGATATCAACGGAAGCTGTTCCAAGATTAAAAGTATGGCGTAATGGAAGAAAGGTGAAGCGGAACGAAACATATATACGCATGCAAGATATAAGGCAGCTTGATATGGAGCTAGAAGATAATGCAGCAATCTGGGATGTGCTGTAGGCACTTAAAGTGCGGAAAGGAAGGAAGCATGATAGCTAGAGAATTTCTTGAGGGCTACAAAAGAGTTATTACGAGAATAAGACAGCTTGAAAGACAGATTCAAGACATCGAAGAAACACTAGGTGTGAAAGCAGTTAGCTATGATTCGCAGCCGCATGGCTCTGGGATAAGCAAGGTCACAGAGAATACAGCAGTAAAGCTGGCAGCAATTCGCGACCAGAAAGAATTATTGATTGCAGAGCTCTGGAAGCAGAGGTTAAGAATCGAGAATGAAATTTATAAAATGAGCGATGCAACATATGCAGAAATTCTGCGGAGGAGATATATTGAAGGTGAGAGGTGGGATAATATCGCAAAAGCCATAAATGCAGCAAAAAGATGGACTTTGACACTGCACGGAAGAGCACTGAAAGAACTCGATAACCAACTAAAAGAACAGTGCGATGAAAGTTAACCATGCTAACTCCTTAAAATAGCGATGGCAAAAAAATCAAAATAAATCACTAAAAAACATTTAAATGCACATAGCCGACTTGATATAGTATAAGTGCAATAATAAGGATTCAGGGGAGAGCGAAGGTGTTGAAAATTCAGCATCGTCGCTTTTTTCTTGCGTTGAAATAAATATAAAATACTGATGAAGAGGTTAGCATGCAGATAGAGAAGTTAGCTATTTCGGAGATAAAACCAAATGAGAATAATGCAAAGCTGCATCCGCAGTGGCAGATAGACCAAATCAAAGAAAGTATAGTTCAATTTGGCAACAATGATCCAATTGCCATTGATGAAAATAATGTTGTGATAGAAGGTCACGGAAGGCTAATGGCACTAGAGCAACTAGGCTATGAAGAGGCTGAAATTATAAGGCTCGAACACCTAACGGAAGAGCAGAAGAGCGCATACATTCTGGCGCACAACAAGCTCACCATGAACACTGATTTTGATTTAACAATACTAGAAGAAGAGCTAGAGAAAATAGAATCAATCGACATGGAGAGTTTCGGTTTTGATTTATCAGACGAATATGAAAACTTCATTGATAAATTCTCAAACAAGAATAAAACAACAGATGATTGTTATACTCCGCAAAATATATACGATGCTGTGAAAGATTATGTTGTGAAGAAATACAACCTTGAGGGAAGGAAAATCATCAGAGCATTTTATCCAGGGGGGACTATCAAAACATGAAATATCCAGAAGACTGTGTTGTAATTGATAATCCTCCATTCTCGTTCTTGGCTAGCATATGCGATTGGTATAACGAAAATGAAATAGACTATTTTCTATTTGCACCATTCTTAACAAATTTCAATTCGGAATCTAATCACATAATAATTAATGGCAATATAGTGTACGAGAACGGAGCGAGGGTTGCAACTGCATTCCTCACCAATATGGGAGATGCATTCATTGAAGCAGATTCAAGGCTGCAAAGAATAATCGAGGCAGAGAACAGGAAAAATCAAGAGCAAGAAGAAAGAAAGTTGAATGTAAATAAATACCCAGACGAGCTAATAACATCTACATCGATAGGTTATTTGGCAAGGCATGGTGTTGATTTTAAACTCAAAAAAGAAGAATGCTCGTTTACAAGGGCGCTAGATGCACAGAAAGAAGATGGGAAAGCGATAATGGGAAGCGGATTCTTGATATCAAAAGAAGCCGCAAAAAGAATGAAGATGGCGAAAGAACAGGCTGACGAGAACAACAATAAAGAAGTTGTGGAGTGGAAGCTATCGGAAAGAGAACAAGCAATTGTGGATAACTTGGGAGTGAAATAATGTGGCTAACGGAAAATATAAAGAATGGCTAAAGAAAGA